CATGCCGCACTTCGGCTTCTGCCTTTTCGGCTTGTGCCAGCGCAAGCCGTGTCCGCGCTTTTTGATAGTCCGGCGCAGCCGTGGGAAGCGAGCCGGTGGAGGTGTGCGGAAATGCGGGTTCACGCTCAATTTGGCCTGCGACCACTGAGACTTGGCCGTTGGTGTTGCTACGCGAGGGATCACTCGTCATTGCTAGAAATTGCTCGCTAGCCTCGACGTCTACCTTTCCGTCGAGGGTCAGAACTAATCTACCTCGCTGGACTAGCTTTCCAACGTACTGACGGGACCAGCCCTTACTTGCCGCGTACTCCGTACGACTCAAAATGGTCATGGAAACCTCCTGTCAACCTTGAACTGTCAACCGCCGTCAACCTCTGTCAACCGACGTACAAAATCCAGCAGCTAACGCTTTCACGCGGGTTTCATGCCCCGTGTCCCTCGGATGCCGCCAGGGTCCCCAGCGGTTTTTCGGCGCTTCATTTTGGTGCAAATCACTACAGACCCCGTATTCCGTGACCTACAGCCCATCACGCCTGACCACCGCCCGAGGGCGGCACATCGCACACACCCAACCGCTTGGCGGCCCAGCGTTCGTAAAGACCGATAGCGACATCGGCGCCGGCCATCGCAGTGAGGCATCCGATACTCCCCGCTGCCAGTACTGACATGCCCGATGCGTGTAGCAGCATCATGGTGGAAAGCCCGCAGACTACGCAGGCCCCGGATCGAAGCAGCAAGCGGCGGACTAATGACCAGCCGCTTACTCCAGCCTTGTCGGCCCGCCACGCCTCGCCGGAAATCCCGCCGACCAAGGACAGTAGGATCACCATCCAGACCGGCATCTCAATAAGCGCTTGCTGCTCGTTCGTCATCGCCCTACCCCATAAACGCAAAAACCCGGCGCAATGGCCGGGTTCAGTGTGGTGGTGAGTCCCGCTGCTTGCGGTCGCACCTATCGAAGATGGGTACTTTTTACAGGTGGATTCCGGTGGCAGCAAGGGAGTTTTAATGCCATGGCGCAATATGGGTGCAATACAGGTATGACGCAGGTGCAACGCAGGGACAACGCATTCAATCGGCTATCGCTTCTGGTGCCCTGTCTTACTTGTCCCACTATTCTGGATCGGAGTAGGACAGCTACAGGCGCCTAAATACGGGGCTCTGCCCTACTGTCCTACCTTTATTACTTTTTTCTTGTGTATAGGGAGAAAGTTTAAAGCACGCGTGCGCGCCATGGGCGCGACTACGTGCCCGCTATGCTCATGTGTGCGTGGGGCGGGTGAAGGTTGGACGGTTGGACAGGCCAACAACGGCGCGGCCTGCGCCTGTCCAACTGCGCTAAATGGCAGTCGGACAGTAGGACAGAGGCACGCGGAGTGAGGCTGAAGGTCATGCAGCCTTCCCCATCAGCATGCCGGCGATGTGCAGGTGGGCTTCGTGCAGACGCTGGTAGTAGGTATCCCGACCGCATCCGCAGTGGGTGTACTTCTGCGATAGCAAGCTTTCGTGGTTGCAGTAGTGCTCGCGCACGACGACCGACAGCTGCGGCGGCAAATGCTTGTTGACGATCAGCTCGATATCCACCGATTCATCCAGCAGCACCCGACTACCCCGCGTCCCACGTATCAACTCCCCTTTGCACTCCATCAGCATGGCGATCATGTTGCCGCCGCTCGGGCCGCCCATATTTTCCGGTACGGGCGAGTGCAGATCCTGTGCCCATAGTTTGAGCATCTCGTCGATTCGCTTAATCAAAGCAAGGCTCCTCCATCTCCGATTGCTGCAGAGCAGACGAACGTCCCCAACCCGCAGGTTTTTCATAGGCCCAAGGCCGCACCCCGCTTTTCGGCAACGCCGGCATACGCCGCTTGCGCCAACCCAGCCGGTGCATGATCGCCCCGACCCGCATCTGCTCAGGCTTGCCCCAATGGCCGAAGTCCAGCTTCAGCGCCTGGGTCAGGATCTCGTTACCGGTGGCTGTTTCGCCGATCTGCGACTCCTCCAACCAGCTGAGGATCGGCCCTTCCCACTCATCCACCACAAAGCGCTCGTCCTGGGCCTCCGCGAACATCCACGATTCGTCCTTGGTCACCCACCAGATATCGCCCGCTTCAAAGCAGAACAGCGCCTCGGCCCACAGCTGATCGCGGATCTCGCGCAGTCGCTCCAAATCGACCTTGTTGCAGAACACCGGCCAGTAACGACGGTTGCCCGTGGCGTCCTTGAGGTATTCCTCTTGGTTGGTGGTGCCCACGAAAACACACTGGCGTGGCACGTCATTCGTTCTGCGGCCGTAGCTCTCGCGGTAGGTGTCGGTGGACGCGGAGAAGAACTGTTTTGCCTTGGTACTTTCGGCCTTGTTGAAGCTGTCCAGCTCCCCCAGTTCGACGATCCACTTGCCGCGAATTGCCTGGAAGCTGTCCTTGTCGCCGAGGGCAAAGGGCGTATCCATGAACCACTCGCCGCCGAGCACGCCCATGGCAGTGGATTTACCAGCGCCCTGCCCGCCTTCGAGGATCATCACCGAGTCAGCCTTGCAGCCTGGACGCATCACCCGTGCAACTGCGGAGATCAGCCAGCGCTTACCTACCTTGGCCGAGTACTCGCTGGCATGGACGCCCAGCACGTCGGTCAGCCAGGTCTCAATGCGTGGCACGCGATCCCATTCCAGCTTCTCCAAGTACTCACGCACCGGGTGAAAAGCGTGATCGTGGGCAACCACGCTTACCGCCTCGATCACATGGGACGCTTTGACCCGCAGGTTGTATTGCTGCGCGAGCCACTTCATCACTCGCATGTCGTCAATATCGGCCCAATCGCCTGCACCGCCGCCGAAGGGCGCAGACCGCAGCTTAACGATCTTAGAGCTAAACACGCTGTAGCCGATGACGCCGGCCCAGCGTTCGTCATTGCCGAGGATCAGCTCGACGTTTTGCATGTGCGCGATCAGGGAGCCGTTCTCGGTGCGGGCCAGTTGGTCTTTCCAGCCACCCGCTGCAGGAGGCTTGACCACCGCCAACACCTGGCGGCGGACGGCCTCTAAACCTTCGGCAACGTGAAGGTCGTTGAAGTCGGTCCATTTGATCTCGCGCTCGCCGGAGAACACCGGGGCGACGACTTGACCGCCGACAACCAAGGCGGCGTTGTTGGCTTTCTCTTCGCCTGGGTTCCAAGGATCACCGTTGGGACGCTTGGTTTTCCAGTCGTCATCGCGACAGATGATCAGCGGACAGCCAGGGAAGCGTTCGCGCATGGCCTTGGAGACCGGCAGCAGGTTGCCCGCATCGAAGGCGATGGCGACAGTGAGCGAAGTCGCCATGTGCAGGCTTGCGCCCGTGGCGTAGCCCTCACACACCAGCACCGGTTCGCCTGGCTCTGGGTGGGGGCCGATCAGATGGAAAGCCCCCTCTTTTGACATGCCGGGCGGCCAGTACTGCTTATCCCGACCAGTGTCTTCTTGCTTGGCCGGGAAGATCACCTGCAGGCCGACTATCTGGTCGCGCACGTTGCACATAGGCACCAAAAATGCGCCAGTACGTGGCGCATAGCGAACCTTGAAGCCAACGATCTGCTTTCGATCCAGATAGGCGCTCTTTCCCTTTTCTGGCATGCGCTTAAATAGTCCGGCAGCACGGTTGGCCGCTCGGCGTGACGCGTTTGCTGCAATCTCAGCGGCCTTGCGCTTGGCATCCTCCTGGCGAGCGCGCATGACTTCGCGCTCTTCAGGGCTCATGCGTCCGGGCTTGACCTTGATCTTCTGGCTCTCGCCAGAACGCCAGTCACCGAAACTGCCGAAGATCAGCGTCTCGTTTTTTTCGGTGCGATGTTCGTGAATGACGTACCAGCCGTTTTTTTCCTTGCCCTTGTCCTGGGTGGTTTTGCAGCGGGTGAGCTTTCCGAATACGAGGGGTTGAGCGGGTTCGAGACCGTAGTCCGCGAACTGATTGAGTACGTCATCGAGCATAACGGGCAGCCCTCTGATCATCGACGGTCTTGCACTCAATGCATAGCGTGCAACCGGGCTGTGCCAAACGACGGGCCTCAGGGATGGGGCCATCACATTCATCACAGAACATCAGCGAACGCTGAGTCGTGTTGGACATCAGCGCCAGGCGAGCAGCGACGGCCTGATCGATGCGCTCTTGTACCAGGTCATTAGCGAAGTCAGCGATATCAGCCACGTTCCACCCCGCGAGTCGTCTGGTTGACGTAAAGGGCACGGTTGTACATGCCCAACAACCCCTGGATACCTCGAAAGACCAACTGGCGAATCTCGGCCAGTTCGCCGTCATCGACCTTGCCGTCGCCAATGTGCTTGGCCCAGGTTTCGGACAAGTCCGCAACCTGCCGGAAAAACTGCGCGATCCCCGTGGTGAGGGTTTCAGGCATGTCGTTGGTATACGCCTCGGCCAGCTCCTGCCAGATCGTGTCACCGACAAGACCGTGCACAGCATCGAGAATACGACGGTCCTTGGTCAGTTCGAGGATCTCCCCGAACTCCTGGACATTGACGGTGTGAGAGGGATGGGTAGGAGACAACTTGTGCTGCAACGTGGTGGCATTGCGGCCGGTGGTGGCGGCGATTGCAGCGGCACCGCCGGGATAGTCCCGTGCGGCGTGGTAAAGGGCTAATTCGAGCGTCAGTACTTCCCTTTGCGCTCGATCAACACAGCTTAAAGCTACTCGGCTCATGGCATTAATCCTACTAAGTTGCCAGTGCCCCGCGACGTGTAGTGGTGATACATTTGCCGCGTGGCTTGAAAGGGCCCAAACGCCGGCCAGATCTTAGGGATCGAAACCGGCACCGTGCCGAGGCGAACAATCCGTTGCTCACCTCTGGCGCAACAGCTGCCTAATCTGTGGTGGAAAAGGCAGCAACCCAAGACATCCGTGTCTTGGCAGCGCGATAAAGGGAGGTGGTTTGCATGTGGTGTGCCCTCCTACCTTCGTCGCGACCCGACAGCACTGTGGTGGTGTGTGCCGGGAGGAACTGGGCGGCCCTTGGGTCGCCTTTTTTCTACATAATTTTTGAACGTGTTTTTTCCTCAGTGATGCCGAAGTGCTCCAGCACCTCCTCAAGTGATACCTGCCCCTGACTCTCACGGGTTAAAGATTTGAGAAGAGAAACGCTGGGATCTTTGCTCGCATATTTGACATGAAGCTTCATGTAGCTCACAGCAATGCCACATCTTTCGGCATACGCCATGAGTGAATCGGAACTGAGCTGGTGTATGTATTCACGTAATTTCATAGGTTTGCTCCTTCGCAGCAAATTTAACCATAAAGGTTAATTTTTGCAACACCCACAAGGACATTCACCTGAAAGGTTAAACAAATCAACATGCATTCATGAAAATATCCGATACCCGCTTACAGAATTTCCGAAGAATTCTGGCAGAAAAAAAGCTTCGGCTTACTGACATCGCAGAGCTATTAGGGAAATCCCCAGCTCAGGTGAGTGCTTTCGGCGGCAAGAACCCAACGAAAGGAATCGGCGATCAAATTGCGCGAGAAATCGAAAAAGCGCTGAGCCTGCATCATGGCTATTTAGACATGCCTTATGGCGTCGGGGAATTTAACAACGCCACAGTGCTCAGTCATACAGGTCGTAAATTGCCCGTCATAGGCTCCATAGCTGCCGGAGCCTGGTGTGAATCCCAAGGTAGTTTCGATCCAAGAGATGCTGAGGAATGGATCGATGCTCCTGGACCAGTGGGACCACGCGCGTTCATCCTCCGGGTTGAAGGCATCAGCATGGAGCCTAAATTCCAAGAGGGAGATAAAATTGTAATTGACCCTGCACTCGAGGCAATGCCGGGGCATTTCGTAGCTGCTAAACGAACCCGCGACCAAGCTACAACGCTCAAACAGTTGAAGCAAGAAGGTAACGAGCAATACCTATTCGCCTTGAACCCTGATTGGCCTGATCGGATTATCCGCATGACAGAGGAATGGACAATTTGTGGTCGCGCCAGGTGGAAAATTTCGGACCTATGAAGAGGCACCCCAAAGACTTTTTTGCCTCCATTCAAAAAAAGCTGGCATTTTGCTTCTATTCAGGATAAAAAAAGAGCGCTTTGGGGTGTGTTGTTCACACGACCATCCAGCAATGGGTGCAACTAATTTTGAAGAGCTTCGGCTCTTAGCTTTCGAGCTTGCTCGGTCACGAGCGTTACACTCTTACTAAAATCGACACCCCATCGCACCCTCCCAACAAAAGGACTTGTTCAAATGTTCGCGGATAACATTTGGTGGACGCGCAAATCTAGAATTCAAGCAGAAAAGCGTTTGCTAGCAAATGCGTTTCAAGCACAGCTACTGCTTATTTGGTACTCATTCCTATCTGCCGCCGTTTCCATATATTATTTAAAGGCCACAGCAGACAACTATGCAAATATATCCTGGGTAGCATTCTCTGTATTAATTTTAAGTATTTCAGGCTTTATCAATGGCCTTTCTTATAAAGAGCGCGCAAATCAAATAAAAGAATGCTATGAAAAACTAAGCGACATTTACGCGCAAGCTAAGTCAGAAGATGCTGATTTAACAAGAATCGGGACTCAGTACCAAGAAACTCTCAAACTTTGCGAAAATCACGAAGATATTGATTTTTACATCACTCTTTGCGACACCTATCTGACACACCCCTCACCTAAACATCGTCGGCGCGGACTCAGCAAACATCCAACTTGTTTTATTTGGATTAAAGTCACGCTTTATTACCTTAAAAGATATATTGCTCTAGCCCTTCTATATCTTCTACCGATAGCTATCTTTTTCGTCATGGAATTGAGAGCAACCACATGAGCGCAAAAGCAAAATTCAATAAAGCCTTCACTCCCAAAAATCTAAAAAAGATCTATATGGAGCATATAGTTCTTTCACGAGCTACAGGCATTGATAATTTAACACAAAAGCAATTTTGGCGACTATTGAAAGACCAGATTGCCATCACATCTAGAAAGGCAAAAGCTGGGACCTATACCTTTACAAAATACAAATTGAAGCTCGTAAACAAAGGAAGAGGCAAAGCACCACGAGAAATTTCTATCCCAACAATCCGTGACCGTATCTGCCTGAGAGCACTATGCAATGTATTGATGGAGACCTATAAGGACACAATATCCTTTCAGTTGCCGCAGGACACTGTCAGAGTAGTCAAAAACTCTGTGGGCTCAAAAAAATACAACAGCTATATAAAACTTGACGTAAGTAATTTCTATCCAACAATAAAACATGAAGAACTATTGAAAAGGCTCAGATCAAAAATTCGTTCCAATGTAATATTGGATATGATTGAGCGTGCAATCTCAACCCCCACAGTCAGCAAACCTACAAAGTCAGACATAGCCAACACCATAGGCGTACCGCAAGGGTTGGCCATATCAAACGTTCTAGCAGCGATTTACCTTGTAAACATTGATAAAAAATTCTCCACGATACCAAATGTTAGATACTTCAGGTATGTTGACGACATTCTAATTCTTTGCAATAGAAATAAAACCGAGCATATAGCTAAAGAAATAGTTCACGAATTCCGATCTATAGGACTTACGGTCCATGATCCGATTGAATCCCCTCACAAATCTTCAATGGGTTCTCTGGGTGAGAGATTTGACTACTTAGGCTATGAATTTAGAAACGAAATCATAAAGAAGAAAAGTACTCCTATTACCACTGCTCGCTCAGGCTCAATAGATAAGCTTAAGGACTCACTCGCTTCTATTTTTACTGGATATAAACACTCTAAGATAAGAAGCCTCGACTTCCTAACATGGCGCCTCAACATGCGCATAACTGGTTGCGTGTTCCAACAGAAAAGTAGAGGCTGGTTATTCTTCTTCTCTGAAATCGAAGACGAAAAACTTCTGCATCAGTTAGATATGTATGTACAAAGGCTTGTAGATAGGTTCGACGTAAAAATTTCACCCAAGAGCTTTGTTCGCGCATTCCATGAAATAAGCCATCGGCGCTATGTGACAAACTACGTTCCTAATTTTGATGAGTACACTATCCCGCAAATGCAAAACGTACTAGAAAATTTTTTCAATAAAAACATATCTGGCCTGACAGATGAAGAAATTGAATACGAATTCAAGAAGAGAATTGACAGGCAGTCGCGCGAACTCTTAATCGACCTCGCGACCAATAGCTCAGCGTCATGACACCAAAAAGGTGAACCCCCTCTTGATTTATTAACCTTTATGGTTAATATTTGCCTCACTCTTCCACCACAGAGCGAGGCAACACCATGCACACCACAGCCACCCTGCACGTCCACCCGACCGCTGCTAACCCCTCCCGCATCTTCGAAATTCGCCGTCTGGCACAAGACTGCGGCTGCGCTTTCATCGCGTCCAAACCCAAGCTGAAACAGCGCTACGTACCCGCCCCTTTCGATCCAAACGGCGGAGGGCACGTGGCATGAAAAAGTACAAACTCGACAACCGTACCCTGACCCTGCTCAAGGCCCAGGTCAGCCTGACCGAGACCTTCAACCACCACTTGCGCGCCGAAACACAGCGAGACGCACTGGCCTTCCGCCTGAACGTCGAGCGCCGCAAAGTCGACACGCACTTCACCGTTGAACTGGGCAGCGAACGCCACACGCTGACCCTGACCAACACCAAGAAGATGCACCTCAAGCTTGCGGACTTCATTGAGGAGATCGTGAACGGGCCAACCACCCCAAACGATCAATCGTCCCTGCCGCACGCAGACCGCCGCTACGGCGTGTTCGAGACTGAACACAAGCAGCAGGTATTCGACCTGGTGCAAACCGGTGGCGCTCTCAGTCTCGACATGGGCTTTGAGCAACCGATCAACTTGGCAATCCACCGCAACAAAACCCGCGCCGGCATCACCACCATCATGAGCATCGGCGTCAGGAAGCCACGTACCAAGTGCTTCACGGTGTATGGCAATGACGTGGAGATCTACTCCATGGTCGCCGAATCCATCACCCACCTGGCTGCCGTGGCGACGCCCGCCGCGCATGCAGCCTAGGAGGTCGCGATGGAACGTAACCTGGAAAAAACCGCCAAGTACTTCGGCCTAACTCGCCCAAAGCTGATCGCTCTCATGCGTGAAAAGGGTCTGCTCAACGACCGCAACCTGCCGGCCTTCCCGGTGCGGGATCGCGAGTACCTGCGCGTCAAGGACAGCAACTGGTTCCACGAGACCGCCGGCATGCAGTACAGCCAGTCGACCAAGGTCCGCCAAGCCGGCATCCGCTGGCTCGCCGAACAATTGGGGCTCGAACTGCCAGCCATCCCGGCAGACAACCGTGACGTGGCCTAGGGAGTACGCCCGCCAGATCGTCGCCATGCGCACACGCGAGGAGCGCAACGCCGCGCTCCTCGAAGTGCCGGAGCATCTGCGGGAGCTGACCAAACGCCATTGCCTAAATGCCTGGAACCACCCTTCACGACTCAAACGCAAGGAGGCCGCAGCCCATGAGCAACAACAGTCAAACACCGCTACGACTGCAACCCGCGCCGGATAGCGCCACCATCGAGATGCTGCACCAACTCTTCGGCGACGTGCTTATCCCTCTGGAAAAGCTGCGCGTGCACTACTTCAAGAACCTCAACGAAAAGACCTTCACCGAGGCGATCAACAGCGGCCGGATTCAGCTGCCGGTGACCACGTTGGATCACAGTGTGAAGGCGTTGCGATACGCGCACATCAAGCACGTTGCGGCACTGATCGACATCCGCGCCTACAAGGCAGACGAGGAAATGCCGCGACAGCCAAACGACTCAACCGAGCTAGACCAGTAACGCCAACGGCTGCCACCACCAGCCAAGATAAACACAAGGAGCACACCACATGACTGCTATTCAAATCTGCGCGTTGATCAGCATCGTAATCGCCACCGGCCTCCTCTATTGGATCGGCTATCGAGGCGGTCTCACTGACGGTGAAAAAAATGGCTACAGCGAAGGCTATTCCCACGGGTATGTCTCGGGCCGGGACGAAGCTTCAGCCGCATTCGCGGCCTCTATCAAAGAGATGTCTGATCAACGCATGCGCACCGAGCTCCTGCTTAGCCGGGAACCGCAAGACCGCTACACACTTCTAGCAATTGCCGAGAAGCTGAAGCTCGCCGCCGACACTTTCCGCGCCGTCAAATCTGAAAGCCAAGCAACGCAGGCACTTGCTCTGCGTGACAAGGCGTTGGACATGGCTGCACTCATGGACAGCTTTGAGCTGAAGGAGGATGCAGCATGAGCCGCGCCATCCCCATGCTGCGCCTGACACCCCAAGCCGCTGGCACACTGCAGCAGCAACACGCAAAGGTCACCAAGGATCTGCGCGCCTTGACCCGCTACAACGAAGAGTTCGACCGTCAGTTGAAAGCCTTGATCGGCTATGACGCTCTGCGCAAATTGCACAAGGCAACCGACAACGCCTTGCTGCTGGCCGATCTTGTGAAGGAGGCCGCATGAACTGGATCCTCACCTCCACCGGCAAACGCTTCGATCTATTCGAGCCTGACGCCGACATGATCGACCCACGGGACATCTCACACGCACTGGCTCACCTCTGCCGATTCAACGGCCACACCCGCGAGTTCTACAGCGTGGCACAACACAGCTGCATCGTCGCCGAGCTGGTGCCGGAAGAACACAAACTCGCGGCCTTACTTCACGACGCCGCCGAGGCGTACGTGGGCGACATGACGCGGCCACTCAAGCAATGGCTTAGCGCCTACCGGCACTTCGAGGACTGTATCTGGTGGCGCGTGTGCGAGCGGTTCGACATCGCCCCAGAACTCCCCGCCTGTATCTACAAGGCCGACTTGATTGCACTTGCTACCGAACGCCGCGACCTCATGCCACCCGATCCGGCTATCTGGGATTGCTTGGTCGGCATCGACCCCATGGCAGAAACCATCCGCCCATGGCCTGCCGCAGAAGCCCGACTCACTTACCAGCAGCGGCTGATGGACCAACTCGCTATCGAACACCGGAGGAAAGCGGCATGAAGAAGCAAAAGGACGCCAGCAGTACCCTGCCCGCTTTGCTCCGCACTGCAGGTAGCGTCGACACGCTAGAAACAAACAGCCTCTGCTGCGCAGCAGCAGGCATTATTGACCCTTCCAGCGCCACCGCCGAGCCATCTATACCCCACGAAAAGCTGCGCGGGGCAGCGCTCGCTGATGCATCGCTCAACGCTCAGAAACGCCCGCTCGCGCAGCCTGTCGTGGGGTATACGCCTCATTCACAGGGCAGAGCCATAGAGGCTGAAATCTTCTCGGATGATGAACTGGCCGAACTTACTGGCTATAAGCAGCGAGCCCACCAACGGAAGTGGCTAATCGACCGCAACTGGGTGTTCATCGAGAGCCGTGGAGGTCGCCCTCTAGTTGGGCGTATGTACGCTCGCATGAAGCTAGGCATGAGCAATCCAGTACTAATTGAGCAAAGCCTCCCCCCTACGCGGCCAGTTTGGACGCCTGACTTCTCCAGGGTGAACTGAGATGCGGCCTCGAAACACAGAAAATAGGGATTTGCCTCCGGGAATGGTTCGCCGCAAGCGCCCTCGTAAGAACGGTAAAGTGTGGGTCGGTTACTACTACAAAGACTCGACGGGTAAAGAAATCCCGCTCGGTGGTGACCTGAATAAAGCCCGATTGAAGTGGGCAGAGCTTGAGGCCAAGGAAAAGCCAGCAGATCTGACCACGATGAAGGGGATATTTGATCGTTATGTCCGCGACGTCATTCCGAAAAAAGGCGAGCGCACCCAGAAAGACAACCTGGCCGAACTAAAACAGCTACGTCCTACATTCGATGTGGCTCCCATAGACTCCATCACACCAGCAAATATCGCTGGGTATCGCGACGCACGCACCGCCAAGGTTAGGGCCAACCGAGAAATCGCCCTTCTGTCTCACGTCTTCAATATGGCCCGCGAGTGGGGTCTCACTGAGCGGGAGAATCCTTGCCAAGGCGTCAGGAAGAACAAGGAGGTACCACGCGACTACTACGCCAATGCAGTAGTTTGGGACGCTGTCTACGGCATGGCGGGCCCGGAACTCAAGGAAGCCATGGACCTAGCCTACCTGACCGGTCAGAGGCCGGCCGACGTGATCATCATGCGTAGCGACGATATTGAGGGCGATTACTTCCTAGTCACCCAGGGTAAAACCGGTCAGAAACTCAGAATTTTGATGCGGACAGAATCCGGAGAAAACAGTCTTGGCAAACTGGTTAGAGAGATAACCGAAAGAAATGCTAAACACCCGTCCAAGTACTTACTCATCAACAAGCACGGTAAAAGGATGACGAAAGGTATGTTGCGCCTGCGCTGGGACAAAGCAAGGGAGAAGGCACGGCAGAACGCGCTCGATCAGGGCGACCCTACGCTCGCAGCCAAGATTGGAGGGTTTCAGTTTCGTGACATCAGACCAAAGGCAGCATCGGAAATTATCGATATTGGCGACGCGAGCCTACTCCTGGGGCATAGCAAACAGGAGATCACCAAACGGGTTTACAGGAGGATTGGCGCCACTGCCAAACCATCAAAATAGGCGAAGTTTCGGAACGCCTACCCGAAAGTTTCGGAACGCCTATCAAAAACCGCCGTTACCTACCCAAACCCCAGAAACACAAAAGCCCCGCAATTGCGGGGCTTTCGTTTGAATCTTGGCGGGAAACCAGGGATTCGAACCCTGGAGACGCTATTAACGTCCGCCGGTTTTCAAGACCGGTGCATTCAACCACTCTGCCAATTTCCCTTGTGTGACACAGGAGGATAATAGCCCATCCCGTCTCAGCGGGCGCCATAA